AGAAGATGAGGGGATTGACCCCGATGGCAGAATACCGCCATTTGAAGAAGATGATTATGAATATTATGCCGATGATGATATCGCCTATAAATTCAATGAGAATGAGTTGATACAAGAGTTGAAAGAATATATCGATTCTACTTACTCAGCCCACTACTCAAGAACCAAGTTTCAGTCAACAGAGTTTATTATTGACTGTGGACATGGACAAGGGTTCGCTCTTGGAAATGTTCTAAAATATGTCCAACGATATGGCAAGAAAGATGGCTATAATCGTGCCGACTTGATGAAAGTTTTACATTATGCTTTGATAGCACTTTATAACCATGACCATGAGGAAATGAATAATGAAATTTAGTAATGAAACCATTGGTGTTTTAAAGAACTTCGCTACGATCAATCCGAGTATCGTATTCAAGCCAGGTTCTACAGTACGAACCATATCGCCACAAAAGACTGTGATGGCAGCCGCAACAATTACTGAGACTGTAGATCAACAAGCAGGTGTTTATGATCTGTCTCGCTTACTTGCGACTTTATCATTGTTTGAAAATCCTGAAGTCGATTTCGGTGGAGATCGTTTTAAAATCAAAGGCGGTAAAAGTGAAGTAAACTACACATATACTTCTGAGTCTCTGATTGTATCACCACCAGATAAAGATATCGTAGTGCCTGATCCAGAAGCAACAGTGAATGTTACTTGGGCAGATATCGACAGCGTGATTCGTGCTACTGGTGTTTTACAGTTACCAGAAGTTGCGTTCTCAAGTGACGGCAGTACCATTAAGTTATCAGCCGTTGATAGTAAGACTTCTACAGCAGATAAATACGAAGTCGTAGTAGCTGAAGGTGTTTCAACAGAACCCTTCAATATGATTATCAAGACCGATAATCTTAAATTAGTGCCGACTGATTATGAAGTAACTTTATCTTCTAAAGGTATGGCTCACTTTAAATCGGATGTTGTCCAGTATTGGATCGCAATTGAATCTAGATAGGAGTAAAAAATGAGTGAAGAAAATAAAGCCCCAGAACAAGAACAAGAGCCAGGTTTGTCATATGGTGATATTATAGCCTGCGTTCAAATTATTGATGTGACTAGTTCTAGAGGTGCAATTAAGGGTGACGAGTTAGTACAAGTTGGTACTGTTCGTGAAAGATTGGTAGCATTTTTGAGAGCCGCAAAAGAGCAAGGTGCTGATATTGAGTTACCACCTTCTGCGTATAACACCCCTGCCGAAGAGGCACCTGCTGAAGAAGCAGAATAGTTGTGAAAGGGGAGAGTATCATCTCTCCCCGACTTTTTATTTTATATTATGGAGAATGGCATGAGTGACAAGCAAGATTTTCTGTGGGTCGAATCTTATCGACCACAAACAGTTCAAGAGACGATTTTGCCAGATCGTCTAAAGCAAACTTTTCAACAGTTTGTAGATCAAAAGAATGTGCCTAATCTTTTACTATCTGGTAGAGCAGGTGTTGGTAAAACAACAATTGCAAAAGCCATGTTAGAAGAAATTGGTGCTGACTACATTGTGATCAATGGTTCGATGAATGGTAACATTGACACACTACGGCACGACATATCCAACTTTGCTTCGAGTGTATCATTCACTGGTGGCAGAAAGTATGTTATCCTCGATGAGGCTGACTATCTAAACGCAAACTCTACACAGCCCGCACTTCGTAACTTTATGGAAGAGTTCTCGAAAAACTGTGGCTTCATTATGACTTGTAACTTCAAGAATCGAATCATTGAACCACTTCATTCAAGATGTAGTGTAGTCGAGTTCTCAATCGATAAAGCAGACAAGCCTGCTATGGCAAGTCAGTTCTTCAAGAGAGTTTGTGGTATTCTAAATGATGAAGGTGTGACATTCGATCAGAAAGCAGTTGCTGAATTGGTTCAGTTACACTTTCCAGATTGGCGTAGAGTTCTAAATGAACTACAGCGTTATGCTACAACTGGCAATATTGATGCAGGTATTCTAAGCAACAAGTCTGGTGATAACATAGCCAGCCTGATTGATTTGATGAAGAATCGTGACTTTACTGCGACTCGCAAATGGGTTGCTGAAAATGTCGATGTAGATTCTGCGGTATTGTATCGCCAACTTTATGATACACTACCATCTCGAATCAACACCACTCAGAGTGTTGCTGATGCGATTATCATTCTTGCTGACTATCAGTACAAAGAAGCATTCGTAGCAAACTCAGAGATCAATCGTGTTGCCGCACTTGCAACACTCATGGCGGAGATTGATTGGAAATGAAACTACCACCTGACTTCTGGAGAAAGAAAAAAGAGAAGTGTTTCTTGTGTAACGGACCTTTAGGTAAAAATTCTGGAGAGATCGTTTACAACTATCAAGACGGAGAAGGTAAAGTGCAAGTATGCGAAGTTTGTTTAGATGAGATAGAGGAGAGTCAGAATGAGCAAACCATTTGATTATGTAAACTCTATCAACAGTGCAAAGAATAATATGATGCGAGATAGTGAGAATGACGAGTTAGCAGAAAAAGGCTACGAGCCATGGCTAACAAACAATGCGTTATCTTACTTTCCAGATACGATTCTTTATGCGAATGAGATGAATACATACCACCAACTCGACAAGAGACCCCAATACGAGTATCTTATAAATAGTATTAGACCCAAAAAGCGATGGTCAAAATGGGTAAAGAATGCTAGTAATGAAGAACTTGAATTGGTGTGTAACTACTATGGGTGCAATAAGATTATTGGCCAAGAGTATCTATCTTTATTGTCTAGTGAGCAAATACAAACTATAAAAGAAGAACAAGATACTGGTGGTATTAAAAATGAATCTAATAGAAGAACTCGTTGAAGTTACTCTGCCAAGTGAGGAAAGTTTTCTAAAGATAAAGGAAACTCTCACCAGAATCGGCATTGCTTCAAAGAAAGAACAGAAGCTATTTCAGTCTTGCCACATTTTACATAAACAAGGAAAGTACTACATCGTACACTTCAAAGAATTGTTTATGTTGGATGGTAAGACAAATGACTTTTCAGAAGAAGATAAGGCAAGAAGAAACACGATTGTTTCTCTACTTGCAGAATGGGAACTAGTGAAGCCTTTGAACGAAGATCAAATTAAAGATCCAGTCTCTCCTTTATCTCAGATAAAAATTCTTCCATACAAGGAAAAGAATGACTGGGAACTAGTTGCAAAATACAGTATAGGTAAAAAGCGATAGAAGGAAATTATAGTATGAGTGATTTAATCACACAATTGATGACAGATGCCCATCTTGAAGATGAGCGAAGAACCTTAAAAATTTACAAGCTATTTGATGAAGCACACTTACCAGTTTACGGAACTGAATGGTCTGCTTGTTTTGATCTATGTGCATCAATCAGACCACAAGACGAAGTAACCATTGTGGGTGCATCAAATATCACAACAACACGAACGCTCACAAGTGGATTTATTCCACTATATCGTGGAGAAAGATGTCTAGTTCCTACTGGACTTATCTTTGATTTAGACGAAGGTCAATCACTTAGAATACATCCACGATCAGGTCTTGCTTGGAAACAAGGTGTGACTGTAGCAAACTGTGAAGGTATCGTAGATGCAGATTATGTGGAGCAGTCGTATGTAATGCTTGCCAATCTATCTCGTAATCCAGTAGAGATTCGTGATGGCATGAGAATCGCACAAGCAGAAGTTGTTGTTAATCCAAAGAAACTTAAATTTAAAGTCGTAGCAAATCGCCCCACTCAGAAGACTGATCGTGATGGTGGTTTCGGTTCAACAGGAGTACACTAATGAAAGAGTTATGGTATGTTTTAGGTGGGTGTGCAGTATTCTTCTTAGGATTCAGCACAATGGTTTATCCAAATATCGAACACAAAGGTGGTGGTTATCATCATGCTTGTGTTGACGAATGCTACGAACAACTCAAAAAGAATCGAGAAATCGCAAAGCAGAAAGCAATGATAGTTGCCGCATACAACGAAGCAAATGGTATCGTAGTAGAAGCACCTGATCCAGGTGAAAAGATTTGGGGTGGTTGTATGGGTTGTCACGGAGACAAAGGTCAAGGTGGATTAGGACCTAAAGTTTCTGGTCAAACATACGATTACATTTTTGATAGACTAACTACTTACAAGAATCGTGGTACTGTAGGTAAACAGTCTAATATGATGTGGTCACAAGCATCTGCATTGAGTGACCAACAAATAGTTGATGTATCAAAGTATATATCAAAGGAGTTATAAGATGAAAGCACTACTCGCAATAGTATTAGGTGTAATTGTAGGTTCTTTTGCATTTGGACATAGCGATGAGCCCGCAAGACTTTTAACAGAAACTCAAGTATGTGAAGACATCAATGTGCCAGTCTATGGTATGATTGAAAGACCTGCTTCTGATGGAGAGGTCTTTAGTGGACTAGTA